ATTAGACAACCCCTGACAGGTACAACGCCCGTTCGTCGTTGCGCCTTTTTACCAATCCCGGCAGTACTTTACCACCAGCCTTCGTCCATTTCAGAAACTCGTCAGCCGCCTCCTCAAACTCCCCCCGGTTGGTCTTCATCCGAAGGGAAGAGCGTTGGAGATTGCCGAGGCCCACGTTGAAGGCAAAAGATACGAGAGCATCAAAGACTCCCTGATTGCCAACAGCAGCAGGGCAAAGTCGAACCACACCGCGCTCAAACCGACCAAGGTCTTGAGAAAGTATCCGATCCACCTCGTCCATCGTGAGAACCCGGTCCCAGCCTGCGGGTATCGGTAGATTCTTGCGCTCCTCATACTTCACCGTCGCATGAGTCGGGTCAATCACGTGACCTACACCCACCGTCCACAAAAGCGCCGGGCAGCGGTAAGGCTTAGTCCTCACCCCTTCGTGGTGCTTGATCATCTGGATGGCAGCAGGGCTGACTTTCACTTCTTGCCAAAAGCCTGTGTCCCGAACCAGAACGCGATAATTGAAGACAGGATCAGCATCTCGTCATCCGAGAACACATTCTCCATCGCAATCGCAAACGGAATGCCCGTCGTGTAGGCGTACCAGACCCCAGCAATATTCAAAGCCACGAGTTCTAAAACAAAAATATACGTCACGACCGGACGGACGCTGGCGCGGAGATTGATCATCCACTGCGAAGCGCCCTTACCGATTTCCATGTCGTGCTGGTACAGGGCTTGACGTTCTTCGCCTGCCGTCTGCGTCTGGATTTGCTCCAGCTTGATCTCTTCTACCCGTGCCTGAGCAATGAAGCCACGCTCAGCCAAAGCCAACTCACGCTCCTTTTGAGCAGCGACCAAAGCCAACTCATGCTTCTTGTCCTGCCGGTCTTGGAAGATTTGCAGGATTTTGGGTAGCCCACCCGCAAGGAAGGACAGAAACGTACTAATCATTGTCATCACGCGTCTATCCTCCGACCAAACTTCTGAAACCAAAGTTCGCAGTCTTCGGCGTATTTGGTTTTTACATAGCTAACGACTTTCTTAGCCATTTCTTTTTTGCCGCCATACGCGCCTTTGTTTTCCCAGCCTATTGCAAAGCCATCTAACCCAAGACCCGCAGTCGCTTTTCTCAACTCAGACTCATAATTGTCAAAGTCAAGAGCCGTTACTTCAAAATCACCATTAAAATACCTAGCTTGTGGAAGCAGCAAACCAGCAAAATAGGTGTCTTTATGGCGCTCGTAATAAATTTCTATAAAGTCTTTATAGTCAGCAATATCGTCTCTTGAAAAAACTTTTATCAACTGCTGGGTATATTTGTACTCTTTAAACATCAATACCCCACTGATAAATCGTTCGGCGGGGTTGCGTAAAAAAGAGTAGACCTGGTACTCGTTTAAATTTGGCTCTAACCCAATAGCTTTTTTAGGTGTAGCATGTCTATCATCAAAAGCAACGGCATCTTTAGAGTTCATCAAAAACTTTGCGGCCGTTGTTGATCCCGTTTTAGGGGGGAACAAAAAAGCTATCTTATGGTCTTTAAATACGACCATACATCAAGGCTGCCAAATCTCTTCGGGCTGAACTGGGTCAGTTAAAATTGCCTCAGCACGCGGCTGTGTTAGCAAATTTTTGCTGACCATCATGTTGATCCCGTCAATAGTACGAGAGTCTTTTAGAGCAATTTTGCTTACCGCATAGAAACGATCAAGCCAACCTTGCACTTCAACGTCGGTTTTTGCCGCAGTTAAAATGCCGGTGTATTCAGCGTCCGAGAATCTATCAATCATAGCCAGCCGTGTAATTGGTGGGTACGGCACAACAGGATCTGGCTGAATCTCAGGGCCGACCAAAACCCACCTGCCGGGATAGTATTGGTCTACAAACGCTTGATCAGAAATGATGTCGCGGGTTGAACCGTCAAGTTCAGTTACTGTGTAAATGTTGTTCATGATCCTAAAAACCCTACCATGACAAAACCGCCGCCACCGGGACCACCGCCAGCCCCTCCACTGGAATAAGCAAGAGTAGATGCACCACCGCCCCCACCGCCTCGGCCTGCTGTACCACCAAAGGACGAAGGAGTATTACCACTATTTAAACAGGCTCCGCCGCCTCCAAATAGTCCAGCTTGACTACGAGAATTAGCCTCTGAACCTGCTACATAGGCTCCGCCAGCTCCAACGCCGGCGTACACTAAAGCAGCCACGTTACTGGGGTTGACGGGGGTTTGACCAAACCCATTATGCGCTAGGCCAAGAATAACGGGTGCTCCGCTCCAAGCCTGAAGATTACCAACGGGGAAATTGCCACCGCCCCCACCGCCGTACTGGGCGACTGAGTAACCGTCACCTGCTCTAGTACTACTGCCTTGTCTACCGTCGCCACCTGTCCCCGCTCCCTGCACACCAGCCGCTGTGTAGCCTGTACCAAAAAAACCAACTGAACCGCCGCCTCTGGCAACAAATGAATAAGTAGATATGGTAGCGGATTGGGAGCCGCCCCCAGTCCAATTTTCATCTCCACCAGTCGCGTTACCGCCAACGCTAGAATTAAGATTAACAGCGCTGACTGTTCCACTGCCGCCGGAGCCGGCGTTGCATGTAATACTGACGCCACCACCGACTACAGTAGTAATACTGCCACTATTTCCATTAGCCGCAGTACCTGCTGAATTTACTGAACCCCCATTACCTCCAGCACCAAGCGTAATAACAATTGATGCACCAGAAGCAATAAAAGCGGTTTTAATAGCGCATCCGCCAGCACCGCCACCAATAGCGCCTAATGTATACAGATTGCCAAGGTTTTGTGTAGCAGTAGCAGAAGCACCACCGCCACCGCCGGCACCAACCACTAAAAATTGGTACCAACCAGACTGACTAGGTACAAAGGTGGTGGAAGAGTTGAAAGCTCTGGTCCAAGCCGGTTGTGTTGGCGTGCCAGCCGTAAATTGTGAAAAGACGCTCATGCTAAGACCCATCCTTCAGTTGCATCTGAGTATCGAAGTTGTGCCGAGGCATACGCCGAGTTCAGCGTTAAGTCCTCAGCAAGACCTTGAATGTTTTTACCATTACGCGCCACGACATTTGTAACCAAGCCGTTAGCGACTGTGACATAAATCGTATCACTAATAGTTGGTGAAGCCGGAAGCGTAACCGTAGCGGTTGTTGCAGCAGTCAAAACGTAGTGGAAATTAACCGCCGCAGTGATCGCAGTAGATGCTGTGACTGTAACGGTAGGAAGACCGCCGCCACTCGCCGCAATCGTGATACTGCCCGCATTATTAGTAACCGAAATTCCATCACCTGCCGTCAATGTAGACAGCGCATAACCCGTACCGTTACCGATCAGAAGTTGGCCGTTAGTCGGCGTGGTATCAAGCCCGGTACCGCCTTCCGCGATTTTTAGTGCGTTGGTTAACGTCAGACTTGTAGCAGAGAAGTTTGTGCCAGTCAGCGTCGTAATATTGGAAGACGTAGCAGTAAACGTCGTGATATTTGCGCTAGTCCCAGTCAGCGTCGTGATGTTGGCTGAAGTCGCCGTCAGCGTTGTGACAGAGATACTGCTTCCAATACCCGTCGAGTAACTCGTCGCTTCAACAATATCCGTGCCGTTCGACACCAAGATGACCTTGGCACCGGCTGCGACTGAAACTCCGGTCTGACCAGACACTTTCACCGTCACCGCACCAGAGGCGTTGTTAAAGATGAAGTAGAGTTTCTTGTTAGCAGGAACGATCAGGTTGGTACTGGCTCCACCGGTTCCCGTCAATTCAATGTACATGTTACGGGCGACGCCGGTCGCACCGTTCGGGATGGTAATGGTCGTGTCAGTACCGGTTGCAACGGCCTGAGTGACGTAACCTGAGATGGCCTGCTCAAGCAGGGTTCCCAAATTGGTATTAGTGGTATCACCCCACGTACCTGCTCCTTCGCCTGTAGCGAGGAGTTCAAGGGCCAGATTTGTTGAAAATGTAGACGGCATTTTTAATTACCTCACGCCGCGATTTGTGTCCAGTTCGCGTTCTGATCTGTATTAATCAAACTCCACACGTTCACTGCTGGCGATTGGGAACCGATATTACCCGTTGCAGATACGCCGGTCACAATGACTATTCTATCTATCCGTACCTGAACCGTCCCAACTTGTCCAGTCCCACTTACCCCAGCAACAGGGTAAATAGAATTTTGAGTCGCAACGCCAAGTTCGCTTGTACCTTCAAGTCCGGTTACAACCAGAACCTGATCTGTAACGAGCGACACCGTACCAACCGCGCCGGTTGCTGCAAGTCCAGTTACAACCAGAACTTGATCAGTAAAGACGGCTACATCGCCCAGTTCGCTAGTTGCTTCAAGGCCCGTTACGACCTGAGTGTGCCCAGCGATAACAATAAAGTTACCGATCTGGAACGTGCCTTCAACTCCCGTAACCGACAATATCTGTTCAGTGACAAGCGACACCGTACCAATCTGTCCAGACGCCGAAACGCCCGTGACCGGCACAATGAGTTCAAGGAAGACTGTGGCATCGCCTAGCTCCCCCGTACCCTCAACGCCATCTTCAATAACAATCGCATCAGCAACGACAACTTCATCGCTGAGTATCGCCTGAGCTTCTAGCCCTGTGACTAAGAGGATTTGCTCGGTAGAAACAAAGACCGTACCCAGTTCACCCGTCGCCTCAAGGCCGGTAACCGCAATAACTTGATCCGTGACAAACGAAAGCGTCCCTACCTCACCGGTACCGGTGAAGCTTACAGATGCTGTACCCCATCCGCCTTCGCCCCATCCTGTAATGGAGTTCCAGCCTTCAAGGGTTACTACTACGTCCGTCACAGACGTAGCCTACTTAGGCGATGCGAAGGATAGCAGTCGAAGCAGCGGCAGCAGGGAACTGGATGGTGAAGTTACCAGCCGTGGAGGTCTTATCACCACCAAAGGCCAGAACCGCAACAGCCTTGTTGCTCTGCGTAGCGTTATAGATCAACGCGCCGTTCGCCGTAATCGTCGCGCTCGGGAAGGTCAAATCATCGAAGTCGATGAAAGCCGTCGTGCCAGACGAAGTGGGAACCTGCGAGATCGTCAACGTCAAACCGCCCGCCGGGTAGTTCGTGCCAGACGAGGAAACCTCATCTGTCGTGCTATACGCCGTTGTAGCAGCGCCCAACGTAGCCGACGAAGTGAACAGCGCCAGCTTAAACACATCCGCAGCAGCCGATGCACGGATTACGCCGGTACCAAAATTGTGAATGCCGTCAAGGATTTCAACCTTAAACGACGTTGCCATTGCCTGAGTAATAGCCATTAGAGGTCTCCAATTAATTGTGCGATTTCCGCATAGCCTTGTTGATCTAGTTTCTTACATATCATCTTGCGCTCGGCTTCTTGGGCTTCGCGTAGATATTTCACCAGCCAATAATGCAGTGCTTCCTTTGAATCAGCACTGAGTATGCGGTTTACCGCACGTTCTGCAATTTCTTCGACAGTATGCTCACGACGGTTAGTCGTTTGCACAAATACCTGCCCAACTTCTACGTTTCCACTAAACATCAAGTCACCGGAATCCTAACTTGTCCCGAACGATACGCATCCTGACGATCCAAACCATCGCCAAGACGTTTGAGGAGTGCTAATGACTCCTGATATTTCTGCTCGTAATAAGTCATCATGTCCTGCTCACCCTTCAAGTAGGTGTACGCTTCGCGCAATGACCCGTAGAGCAATACCGTCTCAAAGTTGTCTCCCAACCAAGAAGTCGAGTTATTTACGATTGACGGCGGATAGTAATAGTAGTGCAGTTCAGCCGTGTATGCTTGATCAGGAGTCGGCCCAAGAATCATAGTGGCGTCGTCCCAAATTGCGTAGTACTTAGGCTTACCCGTGCTGTTCGGGGGAGGATACGCCGCTCGGATGTAGTTCACATCCTTATTCAGCAGGTATTCGTACTCACCCGTAGTCGGGTCAATAACAGCTAACGAAAAGGTCGAAAGCCAGTCAGAAGGCAACTGGAAGTACGGAAACGTA